CAGGAGCGCAAGCTGAAGCTCGCCCAATTGAAGGGAGAGTTGATCGACCGCAATCGCGCGGTGGGGCTGGTGTTCCGGCTGGCGCGGGAGGAGCGCGATGCCTGGGTGACCTGGCCCGCGCGGGCAGCGGCGCTGATGGCATCGGAACTGGGGGTGATGATCGCGGATCACGGAGCGCTGGAGCCCGCCATGATGCAGAAGGTTCTGGAAGCCCATGTCCGCGCCCAACTCGAAAGCCTCGCCGAGGTCCGCATCGATCTTCGCTGACGGCATGGACGGATCGGCGGCGTTTGATGGCGCTGAAGACCTGCTGCGGTCGTGGGGCTTGGGCATCCGGCCCGATGCCGATCTGACGGTGTCGCAATGGGCCGATACGCACCGGATGCTGGGGTCGCGTGCCAGCGCCGAACCGGGGCGCTACCGCACGTCACGCACGCCCTACATGCGCGAAATCATGGATGCTTTGTCGCCAAGTTCAGCCGTCCAGCGCGTGGTGTTCATGAAGGCGGCACAGGTCGGTGCGACCGAGGCCGGGAACAATTGGATCGGCTTTGCCATCCACCAGGCGCCGGGCCCGATGCTGGCGGTGCAGCCGACCGTGGAACTGGCCAAGCGCAATTCGCGCCAGCGGATCGACCCGCTGATCGAGGAAAGCGCCGCCCTGCGTGAACGGGTCAAACCGGCGCGGTCGCGCGACGCGGGAAACACCATGCTGTCCAAGGAATTCGCGGGCGGCATCCTGATCATGACAGGGGCGAACTCGGCTGTCGGGCTGCGCTCGACCCCGGCGCGCTACATCTTTCTGGATGAGGTCGATGCCTATCCGGCTTCAGCGGATGAGGAGGGCGATCCGGTCAGCCTTGCCGAGGCGCGGTCGCTGACCTTCGCCCACCGGCGCAAGGTGTTTCTGGTCTCGACGCCGACAATCCGCGGGCTGAGCCGGATCGAGCGGGAGTACGAGGCCAGCGATCAGCGCCGGTTCTTCGTGCCATGCCCGCATTGCCGTCAGTTCCAGTGGCTGAAGTTCGAGCGGCTGCGCTGGGAAATGGCGCGGCCCGAGGCTGCCGAATATCACTGCGAAGGCTGCGAACGCCTGATTGCGGAACACCACAAGACGGCGATGCTTGAGGCAGGCGAGTGGCGCGCAACCGCTGACGCCGCCGATCCCGGCACCGTCGGCTATCACCTCTCGGCGCTTTACTCGCCGATCGGCTGGCTCAGCTGGGAGCGGATCGTGCGGTCATGGGAGGCAGCGCAGGGCTCGGACGAGGCGATCCAGGCGTTCAAGAACACCATCCTTGGCGAAACTTGGGTGGAAACCGGAGAGGCACCGGACTGGTCGCGGCTTTATGATCGCCGCGAGGCGTGGAAGCCGGGCATCGTTCCGGCAGGTGGGCTGTTCCTGACTGCGGGGGCCGACGTCCAGAAGGACCGGATCGAGGTTGATGTCTGGGCCTGGGGCAGGGGTGGGACAAGCTGGCTGGTCGATCACATCGTCATCGACGGCGGCCCCGATCATCAGGGCGCGTGGGCGGAACTGACAAAGCTGCTGGATCGGACATGGACGCATCAGAACGGCGCGCAGCTGCGGCTGGCCAAACTCGCCGTCGATACCGGTTATGAGGCTCCGGCAGTCTATGCCTGGTCGCGGCGGCAGGGCGTAGCGCAAGTTGCCCCGGTCAAGGGCGTCGAAGGGTTCAATCGTTCAAGCCCGGTGTCAGGGCCCACTTACGTCGATGTGACCGACGCGGGCAAACGCCTGCGCCGGGGTGCGCGGCTCTGGACGGTGGCGGTATCCACCTTCAAGGCGGAGACCTACCGCCACCTTGGCCTACCACGCCCGACCAAGGAGGAACTGGCCGAGGGGGTGCAGTTTGCGCCCGGCACCGTGCATCTGCCCGATTGGGTGGACAGCGAATGGCTGAAACAGCTGGTGGCCGAGGAACTGGTCACCGTGCGCACCAAGCGCGGCTTCGCCCGGCTTGAATGGCAGAAACTGCGCGAGCGCAACGAGGCGCTGGACTGCCGGGTGTATGCCCGCGCCGCTGCCTGGATCGTCGGGGCCGATCGTTGGTCCGAGGCGCGCTGGGCCGATCTGGAGGCGCAGGTGGCAGGGGACGGCAGGGCCGAAGGGAGCCACGAAAAGGCCGCCGCAGGATCAATCCGTGCGGTGCGCAGTCCGGCACGGCGCAGGGCTGTGGCGTCGAATTACATGAGGTGATCAAAAGCATGGCCTTGCGCCGACAGGGCCAATTGTCGGCGCAAGGGGCGGTCGCGCTTCAGATACCACTCGCGGCTCATAGCATCCGTTCGCGACGGAAGGCGCTCGGCATAGATCAGGCACCAAGCTCGGCCGCGTGTCGACTTTGCACCGGTGCCCGAATTGTGCTGGGCCAGGCGGCGGTCGAGATCGAGGGTCCAGCCGACATAGGTGCGATAGCCATCCGGGGCATCACAGCCGAGGACATAGACGAACCCGATCATTGCTCTCTTGTACGGCCCGATCCACGATGGCTCAGCAGTGGGCCGCGACGCCGGGCGGCAAAGTTTCCGATGATCATGCGGATGTCGCGCTCATCGATATCTTCGGGATCGAAGGATCCATCACTCCATTCGAGCATCTGGTCGTGATCCTCATGCCGGGGATCGGTCACGGCTTCCAGAAACGCCTCGAATCCGCTGATGCCGCCGACATCGTCGGGCGGTGCGCGGCGGGCTCCGCCGACGAAGGCCGGGTAGTCAGTGTGGTCTTCACCCTGCCGGACGCTGTCCAGGATAATGTGATGCCGCCAGTTGTCGCCGAAATCGTAGACGTAAAGAAAGCGATCAACCCCGCGCTCGACCAGCGTCTTGAGGCGGATGCTCTTCGCTTGCAACACCTTGCGGTCCCAGGCGCTGTCGTCGGGATAAGGCTCGCCATAGACTTGGTCGCCGACGACAAATTCGAACAAATGCGCGCCCTGCCAGCGCATCGTGACCTGAATGATGTCGTGCAGCGCTGTCAGGGTGGAAGACAGAGGCACGTCGACCGAGCGCCAGACCTGAGGGTCAGTCCCTTCAAGTTCGATGCGCATGCGGACGACTGGTTCGTTCATGACTGTTGCTGTTTTCCTGCGGCGGCACCCCAAACCTAACGGAAAAAACCCCATGCCGACAACTGCAGAGCTGAAGACTCGCCGCGATGCCTTGTCAGCGCAGCGCTCCAGCGGTGTGGCGCGGGTCAGCTATGACGGAAAGACCGTGGACTACCGCAGCCTTGCCGAGATCGATCGGGCCATCGAGGTGCTGGACCGCGACATCGCGACTGCCGAGGGGCGCAAGATCATCCGGCAGGTGCGCGTGATCACCACCAAGGGGCTGTAGCGCATGGGCTGGCTTGACGCCTTTCGCCGCCGGAGAACCGGCGGCCCTGTTGCCGTGCGCGCGCGGCTGGAAGGGGCGATGTCGCAGCGCCGGTTGCGAGGCTGGCAGCCGCCGCTGGAAAACATCAACTCGCTGATTGCCTCAGGCGGGCCGCGTCTGTTGGCAAGGTCACGCGAGTTGGTGGTGACCAACGGCTATGCCGCCAATGCATGCGAGGCCTTTGCCTCGAACCTGGTGGGCGACGGGATCAAGCCTTCGTCGCTGATCGAGGATCCGGCCCTCCGCGATCAGGTGCAACGGTTGTGGCTTGCCTGGACCGATGAGGCCGATGCCGATGGGCTGACCGATTTCTACGGCCTGCAGGCCATGGTGGCGCGCGAGATGTTCGTCGCGGGCGAATGCTTCGTCCGGCTGCGCCCGCGCCGGGCCGAGGATGGGCTGTTGGTGCCGATCCAGCTGCAATTGCTGCAATCGGAAATGCTGCCCTTCGAGAAGACCGAGGCGGCAGCCAACAGCAATCGCATCCGCTGTGGTATCGAATTCAATGCCATCGGGCGTCGCGTCGCCTATCACTTCCGCCGCCGCCATCCCGGCGACAGCACCGATCAGGGGATGGTCACGCCGGAAACGGTCCGCGTTCCGGCCGAGGATGTCCTGCACATCTACCGACCCATCGACGCAGGGCAAATCAGGGGCCTGCCGCATGTGGCACCCGCCATGGTGCGGCTGTTCCTGCTGGACCAATACGACGACGCTGAACTTGACCGTAAAAAGACCGCGGCGATGTTCGCGGGTTTCATCACCAAGACCGCCCCCGAAGAACAGCTGATGGGCGAAATCGAGGCCACCGACGACAGTGGTGCCACCGTCAGTCTTGAGCCCGGCACCTTGCAGGTGCTGCTGCCCGGCGAGGATGTGAAGTTCTCCAGCCCTGCGGATGTTGGTGGCGGCTACGAGGCGTTCCAGTATCGGACGCTGCTGTCGGTCTCGGCCTCGCTGGGGTTGCCCTACCATCTGGTGACCGGCGATGTGCGGCAGGCGAACTATTCGTCCTTACGCGCCGAACTGGTCGAGTTCCGCCGTCGTGTCGAGCAGTTGCAGCACGGGGTGGTCGCGCATCAGCTGTGCCGTCCGGTCTGGGCGCGCTGGCTGGAAACCGCGGTGTTGTCGGGCGCGCTGGACCTGCCGGACTTCGCCCGGTCGGCCGCGCACTATCGCCCGGTGAACTGGATCCCGCCGCGTTGGGACTGGGTCGATCCCCTGAAGGACATTCAGGCGCAGGTGCTGGCGATGGAGGCGGGGATCATTTCGCGGCGCAAGGTGGTCGAGGCCACCGGCTACGACGTCGAGGAAATCGACCGCGAGAATGCAGCCGATGCGAAACGCGCCGGGGACATGGGTCTCACCTATCGCACCAGCCCGGGCGAGAGGCAGGGGGCGCGGGCCACACCGACCCGCAAGCCGGAAACCGAGACAGAACAGGAGGCGTAAGCCGATGAACAGCTGGTACACGATCCGCGCCCAAAGCACCGGCGCGGAGGTGGTGATCTATGACGAGATCGGGGCTTACGGCGTCTCGGCCAAAGGGTTTCTGGCGGAACTGGCAGCACTTCCGGATGCCACACCGCTGGCCTTGCGGCTGAACAGCCCAGGCGGGTCGGTCTTCGATGCGGTCGCGATCTACAACGCGATCAAGCGCCATTCCGGCACGGTCACGGTCTGGATTGACGGCATCGCCGCGTCTGCGGCCTCCTACATCGCGATGGCGGGCGACGAAGTGATCATGCCGGAAAACGCCTTCCTGATGATCCACGATCCTGCCGGGGTAGTGATGGGCACCGCCATCGACATGCGCGCGATGGCCGAGGCGCTGGACAAGATCAAGGGCAGCCTGCTGCAGGGATATGCCGCCAAGTCAGGACGGCCGCAGGAAGAGATTGCCCCCTTGATGGCGGCGGAAACCTGGCTCGATGCCAAGGATGCGCTGGATCTCGGTTTTGCCGACCGCATCGCAGAACCGGTCAGTATTGCCGCGCGGTTCGATGTGGGTCGGTTTCGGAATGCACCGCCTGTGCTGGTGGAGGGTGCAGGCGATGCGGCTATGGATGAACCCTCGGGCACTGCGGAAGCAGATGTTGACCCTGCGCCAGAGGGGTCCGTGTCCGACGACGATGCGGAAAGTGTCGCGGGGAACGACCCTTCTCTCAATGTAAATCGGCCCGCTGCCGAACCCGATCCGCCGCCTGATCCCGGCGCGCTGTCGGTTGCACCAGATGCTGCCAGTGTTGGTGGGCCCGTCCCCATCGTCGATGCCGCCAACATCCGGGCCGAGGCGATGGCCCACGCCCGCTCCGTCTTGGATCTCTGCCGTCTGGCGGGGCAGCCGCAAATGGCGGGGCGGTTCCTTGAACGTGACGCCGCTCTCGACGAAGTCCGTGCAGCATTCCTGGCCCTCCGTGCCGAGACGGAACCCAGCATCTCCGCAGCCCATCCGCAACCCGGCCGCCCCTCTGGCGCGCGCCCCTGGGGCGATGTCATCGCCCGCACCTTCCGTCTGAAAGGATAGACCCATGCCGATCCTCTCTGAGCTCCCGCACGCCGGTGGCTTCCTCGTCTGGGAAGCGCTGCGCGATTATTGCCGCAGCACCGTCATCCTGGCCTCGGGCAATCTGCAGCCCGGTACCATTCTGGGCAAGATCACCGCCTCGGGCAAATACGCGGCCCACGATCCCGCCGCCTCGAACGGCACACAGACGGCCGCAGCGATCCTCTGGGACAGCGTCGATGCCAGCGGCGGCGACAAGAATGCCGTCGTGCTGATCCGCGGCCCCGCCATCGTCAACCAATACGACATCAGCATTCCCGGCACGCCCACCGCGCCACAGATCGCCGCTGCCTACGCAGCCCTTCTGACACTCGGCATCCTCGTCCGCTAACCCCAAATCAGGAGGCACCCCATGGCCACCATGGACATCTTCGAAGGCGATGCCTTCTCGATCATTGAACTCACCCGCGCGCTGGAAAACATCCCCTACAAGCCCGCCACCCTGTCCGGGTCGGGTCTGTTCGGTCCGCGTGGCGTCCGCTCGCGCACCGTCGTTATCGAGAGCCGCGACGGCACGCTGTCGCTGATCCCGTTCTCCGAACGGGGTTCCGCCTACGACCAGCAAACTCCGGAACGCCGCGATGTGCGAGCATTCGTCTGCCGCCAGTTCAAGAAGCAGGACGTGATCTGGGCCTCGGAAATCCAGCAGGTCCGCGACTTCGGCAGTGAATCCGCCACCCAGCAAGTGCAGGCCGAAGTCGCACGCAAGCTGGGCCGTCTGCGCAACGATGCCGAGACCACATTCGAGTATCATCTCTTCAACGGCATCCAGGGGCTGGTCAAAGACCCGCGCGACGGGGCCACCGTGGTGAACTATTTCACCGAGTTCGGCATCACCCCGGCAACCGAGGTGGATTTTGATCTCGACAACGCCACCCCGGCGTCCGGCGCGCTGCGCAAACGCTGCCAGGCGCTTATTGAGAGCGTCGAGGACACGATGGGCGGCCTTGCCACCGGTGCCATCGCGCTGCGCGCCGAATGCGGCTCGGCCTTCTTCGCCGATCTGGTGGCGCACAAGGAGGTGCGCGAGACCTACCTCAACACCGCCGCTGCCGCCGATCTGCGCTCGCGCAT